TCCGACACTTACTTACGAAGAATTAGAATATTTAAGAACCTTAATTCCTGGTCAAGGATTTAATTTAAAAAATCCTATAGAATTAAGAATTATTAATAAAGCAAGAAGTCACGCTATGAAAAGATTGAAAGAAGGTAAAAGCCCTTACTATCAAGATGACGAAGATCGAGTTAAAAAAGCTAGAGGCGGAGAGGGTAGAGCAGATATAGATAAAGCGTTAGAAGAGATACTAGGCGGACAAGGCTCTTTAGGAGAAGATCCTTTGTACAAGTTTAGTATGATGTTTATTGGCCCTTCTGGTAAATTTAAAGCCGCCGATATTATTACTGATTTTTTTAAACATCAGCGTATTCAGTCGTTATTAAAGTCTGGAGCTCCTGGCGATATTACTGAGATAGAACAAATAAGAAAAGGTTTAAAAATAAAAAATCCAGCAGAGGCTGAAAAGCTGTATTTGGATGTACAAAACAAAGGTAAAGAACTTGCAAGCCCAGAGGATATCCAAAAGGCAATAGAAGAATTTTTAAAGAAATAAAGTATGGACCTGTCACATTTGACAGAATCAGAGCTCAAAGAAGCTCTGCTTTTGCTAGAAAAACAAGAAGGCTATAGCGTTCAAGACGAATGCCAAAAATCATTTTTGAAATATATTAATCAGATGTGGCCAGAATTTATTTGCGGCCGTCACCATCAAATATTTGCGCAAAAACTAGAAGACGTAGCAACGGGTAAGTGCAAACGCTTGATCGTTAACATGCCGCCTCGTCATACTAAGTCTGAATTTGCGTCAACGTATTTTCCGTCTTGGATAATGGGTTTAAAACCTAAGATGAAGATAATGCAGACCACCCATACCGGCGAACTCGCCGTTAGGTTTGGTAGGAAAGTTAGAAACTTGATGGAGCAAAAAGAATACAAGCAAGTATTTCCAGATGTAAAGCTGCAAGCCGATAACAAATCAGCCGGTCGTTGGGAGACCAATAAAGGGGGCGAATATTTTGCAGCGGGTGTTGGCGGAGCCGTAACCGGAAGGGGTGCGGATTTATTGATTATTGATGACCCGCATTCAGAGCAAGATGCGCTGTCGCCGAATGCGTTGGAGAGTGCTTATGAATGGTACACCTCTGGCCCTCGTCAGCGTTTGCAACCGAAAGGTGCGATTGTTATCGTAATGACGCGTTGGTCTTCAATCGACTTGACCGCTAAATTACTTGAAGCGCAAAAAGAACCTTTGGCAGATCAATGGGAAGTGATAGAGTTCCCTGCAATTTTTCCTGATACCGAAAAACCTTTATGGCCTGAGTTTTGGTCGCAAGATGAATTGTTAAAAGTTAAGGCTTCTTTGCCTGGAATGAAATGGAATGCTCAGTGGATGCAACAGCCGACTGCTGAAGAGGGATCAATTATTAAACGTGAGTGGTGGCAAAGGTGGGAAAATGATTCCTTGCCCGGCGTAAAATATATTATGCAAAGTTACGATACCGCGTTTTCCAAAAAACAAACCGCTGACTATTCTGCAATTTCAACTTGGGGTGTATTTAAGCCAACGGAAGATTCACCCGACTGTATTATTTTATTAGATTGTCAAAAAGGTCGCTGGGACTTTCCAGAACTCAAAGAAATCGCGATGCGCGAATACCAATATTGGCAATCGGATATGGTTTTGATTGAGGCGAAAGCATCCGGAACTCCGTTGACGCATGAACTGCGGCGAATGGGAATACCGGTGGTTAATTATTCGCCAACACGTGGCCATGACAAACATTCAAGAATGCACTCGGTTGCGCCGATCTTTGAAGCCGGTATGGTTTGGGCACCCAATCGTATGTTTGCAGAAGATATGATTGAAGAATGTGCTGCATTTCCATTTGGAGCTAATGACGATTTATGTGATACTATGACCCAAGCGTTAATGCGATTCCGCGAAGGTGGATTTGTTTACTTAGATAGCGATTACGAAGACGAAGAACGCGAACCAAGAAAGAGGGTTTATTACTAATGGCAATTGAAAGACAGGTACCCGATCCAGCGCAAACAGCTGAGCCCGTACAAGATTTAACAACCGAAAGATCAGCCGATGATCTTGATGAACAAATTATTGAAGTTTTAGAAGGTCTAGACGAAGAAGGCATTCAAGTACAAGAGGACGGTTCTGTCATCTTGGGAGAGCCTGAAGTCGAAATGCCTGGACTAGGTTTTGGAGAAAACTTAGCCGAAGTCGTTTCTGAGAATGAACTTGACAAAATATATGTTGAGTTGATGTCTGCAATTGAAAACGACAAGTCTGCTCGCGAAGACTGGGAGAAAACTTATACCGATGGATTGAAATACCTCGGTATGAAATTTGATGACGAGAGATCAGAGCCGTTTGAAGGAGCAAGTGGCGTGATCCATCCTTTGCTTGGAGAGAGTGTCACTCAATTCCAAGCGCAAGCTTATAAAGAATTATTGCCACCTCAAGGCCCTGTTAAAACTCAGGTCGTAGGTGAATACAATTCAGCAGTCGAAGAACAAGCGCAACGTGTAAAAGAGTTTATGAATTATCAAATTACTCACGTTATGGAAGAGTATGACGAAGATTTAGATCAGATGCTTTTTTATCTGCCCCTTGCAGGAAGTGCATTTAAGAAAGTTTATTATGATGAAAGTCTAGGCAGAGCAGTTTCTAAGTTTGTAGCCCCAGAAGATTTAATCGTTCCTTACTACACTACAGATTTAGAAAACTGCCCTAGAATTACGCATCTAATTAAGATGCCTGAAAACGAAGTTAAAAAACTTCAAGCAATTGGTTTTTATAGAAATGTAAAAGTTGATACCGGTGATGATGAAACAATTGATGCTGGACTAGAGAGCGAACAAGAAAAACTAGAAGGAATGAGACCTTCTTACGATACCGGTGAAGTATGTAATCTTTACGAGATTCATTGCAATTTAGACCTCGAAGGTTTTGAAGATACTGATGAAGACGGTGACTTTACTGAAGTCAAACTGCCTTACATCGTAACTATTGATACCAATTCAGACAACATCCTTTCAATCAGAAGAAACTTTGCTGAAGACGATCCAATGAAAAACAAGATTGAATATTTTGTTCACTTTAAGTTTTTGCCTGGACTAGGTTTTTACGGATTTGGTTTAACCCATATGATTGGTGGCCTATCCAAAGCTTCAACTTCAATTGTTAGACAATTGATTGACGCTGGAACGTTATCTAACTTACCGGCTGGTTTTAAAACTAGAGGTATTAGAATTAGAGATGAAGATTCTCCGATTCAGCCAGGTGAATTTAGAGATGTAGATGCGCCCGCAGGCTCTTTACGTGACGCTATCCAGCCGTTACCATTTAAGGAACCAAGCGGCACATTATTAAATTTGTTAGGATTATTGGTTCAATCAGGGCAACGATTTGCCTCTATTGCAGAAATCAACGTGGGTGAAGGAAATGCACAAGCGCCGGTTGGTACTACCTTGGCTCTTTTAGAAAAGTCTACCAAGGTATTGTCTGCTATTCATAAACGTCTTCATTCTGCTCAGAAAAAAGAATTTAATTTATTAGCAAAAATATTTGCTGACAGTTTACCCCCAGTTTATCCATACGCAGTATCCGGCGGAATGATGGAAATCAAACAAGCTGACTTTGACGAAAGAGTAGATGTCTTCCCAGTTAGCAATCCTGATATCTTCTCTACTAGCCAAAGAATAGTGATGGCTCAAGAGATGATGCAATTGGTTCAATCCAATCCTCAGATACATGGCCCAAATGGAATATACGAAGCTTACAGAAGAATGTACGCAGCGCTAGGTACTGACAATATAGATGCGCTATTAATCCCACCACCCGATACAGAACCAAAAGCTACAGAAGCTGGTTTTGAAAACTCAGCGCTGTTAGCTGGTGGGCCAGCGCAAGCATTTATTCAACAGAACCATGACGCCCATATAGCAACGCACGTTAACTTGCTTAATATGGCGCCGGTACAAATGAATGCGCAAGTACAGGCAAACATACATGCACATATCATGCAGCATTTACAAATGAAAGCTGATTTGATTGCGCAACAACAAATGCCACCTCAAGTTTTAGAGCAGTATCAACAACTCCAATCTCAAGCTCAACAACTATCTCCAGTTGATGCTGCTCCTCTTCAACAACAAGCAAATGATTTATTGGCTCAATTTAGTTCTCCAATAATGACTGAATTGATGACTCAGTTTGCTCAACAAGTAGCAACACCTCCGCAAGAGGATCCGCTAGTTGAAATCAGAAAACAAGAGCTTGCGCTCAAAGGTCAAGAGCTTCAGCAAGAAAGAGACCAGTTTGCAGTTAAAGAGCAAATGAGAGCTGAAGAGAAAGCAAGACAAGATATGATTGATCGCGAAAGGATTGACGCTCAACGTGATATTGCTAGAATGAAGGACGAAACTGCTCAAGATAGACTTGATCAGCAAAAGGAACTAAAATTAATAGACTTAGGATTAAGTCAATTTAGGTAACAAATGATAAAAAGAACTGAAATAAAAAATTTAGAAACTCCTAAAATATTGAAAAAACAACCTTACTCAAACAAGGGTAGCGTTGCTTTTAACGATATGAAAAACGTCAACGCTGACGCTTCATCTAAGCCAGGTATGGGTAAAGGTAAAGCAAGAGGTATGGGCGAAGCTGAGTTTGGCGGAAAATTCTCAGGTATATACTAAGAATAGATGTCAACAATTTGGTTGGCCGACAATTTAAAGAAACGGCTAAAGGAGAAGAAAGAAGATATTAACGCCCAGTTGTTAAACGGGGTGCAGTCTTTTGAAGATTATCAATTTTTACGTGGTCGTTACAATTCTCTCGACGACGTAGAAGCAGAGTTAAGAGAATTGCTAAAAAGGATAGTAGAAGATGACGGAGAAGAAAGTACTGGTACCTGACCATATTGCAGCTGAAGTAGAATTAGAGGCTGCAAAAGCCAATCAGGAAAAAAAAGCAAAGGATAGCGAATCAGAAGTAGATTCTGCTTTTGTTAGTCCTGAAGCAAGAGTATTAGACCCAACCCTGATGTCTAAATCTTTGATCGAGCGTATGCCTAACCCTAGCGGTTGGCGTATGTTGATACTTCCGTATCGCGGTCGAGGAGTCTCCAAAGGTGGAATCACACTTGTAAAAGATACTGTCGACAGAGAGGCTTTGGCTTCTGTTGTTGCGTATGTGGTCAAGATGGGTCCGCTTTGTTATAAAGACAAAGATAAGTTTGGAGACACGCCCTGGTGTCAAGAAAAAGACTGGGTGCTAATAGGACGGTATGCTGGAGCTCGCTTTAAGTTAGGCGATGATGCAGAATGCCGAATAATAAACGATGACGAAGTAATCGCGACGATCGCAGATCCGGACGATATCGTTACGCTATAACGTGAGGAAATCATGCAAGAAGAAGCAACAAATCAAGTAGAAGAAAGAGTAGAAGACGAAGGCGAAGTTGTCGAATTAGATGTTCCAGAATCTGATGATTCTGATTCTGATTCTGATGAGGCAATTGAGAATGTTTCTGCTGAAGAAGAGCAGAAAGATAAAAAAGAAGACGAATTAGAAGATTATTCTAAAAGCGTTCAAAAGCGTATTGCTACGCTTACTAAGAAAATGCGAGAGCAAGAAAGAGCTGCGCAATCAGCATACGAATATGCCAAAAACCTACAAGCTGAGAATGAAAAGCTAAAAAGCAGTACATCTGAGCTAAACAAAAGTTATTTTGGTGAAGCTGAAAGCAGACTTAAATCTCAAAGAGCTCAAGCAAATGCAGTTTTAAAACAAGCTTATCAAGATCAAGACTGGGATAAGGTAACGAAAGCCCAAGAAATTCTAGATAAGATTACTGTTGAAGAAAGTAAGTTGGTAAATAACAGAATGAAGGTTGAAGATCAGCAAACTGCTTATCAAGATTACAATCCTCAACAGTTTCAACAACAACAGCAGTTTCAGCAGCCGCAAGCGGCGCCTGAACCAGACCCTGCTGCTCAAGACTGGGCAGAAAAAAATGCGTGGTTTGGCGAAGACGAAACTATGACTTTGGCTGCTTTTAACATTCATCGTAAATTAATTGAAGAAGAAGGGTTTGATCCTAGCGATTCAATGTATTATGATGAGATAGATAAACGTATCAGAGCTGAATTTCCGCATAAGTTTAACGATGGCGGAGAGGCTAAACCAAAAGCTAAGATGCAACAAACTGTTGCTCCAGCTGTTAGGTCTGATGGCTCTGGGCGCAAACGACAAGTTAGACTTACCAAAAGCGAAGTTGAAATGGCACGTCGTTTGAATGTTCCAGTTCAAGAATATGCTAAATATATTAAAAGGTAAGAACTATGACAGAAGAAACTAAAAAAAATAACAGAACCCCACGTTCTGCAGATACTCGAGCTACTATGAACGCTCGCAAACCTTGGCGTCCCCCATCTATGTTGGAGACACCACCAGCACCTGAAGGATATACCTACAGGTGGATAAGAGCCGAGATTGTCGGTCAGGAAGATAAAAAGAATGTTATGTCTAGATTGCGTGAGGGCTTTGAGCTCGTACGTCAAGAAGAGATAGGAGACTTTGAGCTTCCAACGATGGACGATGGAAAGCACGCTGGTGTTGTAGCCGTGGGTGGTTTGCTTTTGGCTAAGATTCCCAATGAAACGCGTGATGAAAGAAACGCCTACTTTTCAGACCGTGCGCAATCCCAACAGGATGCAATTGATAATGATTTGATGAAGGAATCTGATCCATCTTCTCCGATATTAAAACCTCAGAGAAGCTCAAGCGTTACTTTTGGTGGTGG